GTTTCAGTAACTCTTGACGATCAATTAATTGAATACTCAGATGGAGTTGTTATTACGGCTCTTGATGTAACTATTGGTGCATCATTAGATAACTTCGTGGACTACTACCAAGTTGAATATAAACTAAGTACAGATACCGATTACATTATTCATGGACAAGGAAAAGGTTTAACTCAAAGAATATTAAACGTAAAAGATGGATTTGTTTATAATGTGAGAGTAAAAGCATTTAACACATTAGGAGTTGGTTCTACTTATACTTCTGCAACAAGAACTATTATTGGTGGTATTGCTTCACCTGCTGATGTTGAAGATTTTTCTTGTAATATTATTGGAAGTGATGCTCATTTATCTTGGACACAAATACCTGATTTAGATTTAGCTTACTACGCAATTAGATTTTCTACATTAACAAGTGGTGCTTCTTGGTCTAACTCAGTTTCTTTAGTTGAAAAAGTTGCAAGACCAGCTACATCAATTACTGTACCTGCGAGAGTGGGTTCTTATTTAATTAAAGCAGTTGATAAATCTGGAAACTTATCTGCTAATGAAACAATTATTGCTACTAACATAAACACAATAGGAAACTTTAATGCTGTTGCTACACAAACTGAATCACCTACATTCTCAGGAACTAAATTTCAAACCTTAGTATCTGACGGAACTTTAAGATTAGATTCTTCAGAATTATTTGATAGTGCAACTGGCAATTTTGATTCAGCACCTTCATTCTTTGATTCTGGTATTACTTCTTTTGATTTATATTCTACTGGAAATTATGTATTTGCTTCTCCAATAGATATAGGTGCAGTTTATACTTCAAGAGTAACTGCTTCTATTACACAAACTTCTGATAACGCAGATGACTTGTTTGATGCAAGAACTGGAAACTTTGATGATGCTAGTTCTAGCTTTGATGGTGATACTCCTGCAAACTGTAATGCACATATTGAGATTGCTTTATCAAATGACAATATAACTTATACTTCATTTAGAAATTTTGTAGTCGGTGATTACACAGCAAGATATTATAAATTTAGAGTAGTATTAACTTCTTTTGATTTAAGTTCTACTCCAGTTATTAGTGCTTTGTCAGTAAGTATAGATATGCCAGATAGAATATTTAGTGGAAATGATATTACTTCAGGGACTGGCACTTATAATGTTGTCTTTACTAATCCTTTTTATTCAAATTCTTATGCAGTAGGAATAACAGCACAAGGATTAAACACAGGAGATTTCTTTACAATTTCAAATAAAACTGTTAATGGTTTCAATGTTGCATTTAAAAACAGTAGCAACACAGGAGTTACTAAAACTTTTGATTATTTAGCTAAAGGATATTAGATAGAATATGGCACAACACGATTATAACATAGCAAATCAGGGTTTCCCTGCATTTAGAACAGATTTAAACAACGCACTATCAGCAATTCAAACAACAAATTCAGGAACATCAAGACCAACTGGTGCTGTCGCTGGTCAGCTTTGGTTGGATACAACTTCTGCAACCACACCTACATTAAAATATTATGATGGTGCTGACGATATATCTTTAGCAACTATTGACCACTCAGCTAACACAGTAAATTGGTTAGATTCAACAGTATCAATTACTGGACTATCAACTACTGCAACAGGAACAGTTTTAACACTTTCAGATTCAGCAACTACATCAACAGTAAATTTAATTATAGACAATGACAAAGAGATTCGTTTTAGAGAAGCAACAGCGAATGGAACAAATTATGTTTCATTATCAGCACCAGCTTCTTTATCTGCTGACTTAACTTTCACATTACCTTCTGCTGACGGAACAAATGGACAAGTATTAAGCACAAATGGTTCTGGTGTATTATCTTTTATAACTCCTTCTGCTGGTGTAGCTTTTCAATCTGCAATTAAAACTTCTGGTTTTACTGCTGTTGCTGGAGAAGGATATTTTTGCAATACAACATCATCTGCCTTTACAGTAACTTTACCAGCTTCACCAAGTGCAGGAAATCAAATAGCAATAGTAGATTACGCAGGAACTTTTGCTACAAACAATATTACATTAGCACCAAATGGAAATAAAATTAATGGTTCAACAGACAATAGAGTTTTAAATACAACTAGAGAAGGTGTAATTATAACTTATATAGATAGCACTCAAGGTTGGGTAGCATCTTCTGGAGTTAATGAAGGAACAGTTGCTTTATCTCCACCACCTTATACAGTAGATTTTTTAGTAATAGCTGGAGGAGGTTCAGGAGGTTCTCATTTTAGAGCAGGGGGGGGTGGGGCAGGAGGATATAGAAATTCATATTCAACAGAAACTTCAGGTGGTGGAGGAAGTAGTGAAGCAAGTTTATCATTTTCAACAGGAACAGTTTATACAGTAACAGTAGGTGCTGGAGCAACTAGTAGTTCTAGTGGGCTTAGAGGAAATAATGGTAACAATTCATCAATCTCAGGAACAGGAATTTCAACAATTACATCTACTGGTGGTGGTGGAGGTGGACTTTATGATGAGAATCCTAATTCAAATGGTATTTCTGGTGGTTCTGGTGGTGGTGCTGGAAATAGTGAGGGTCGCCCAAGTGGATTAGGAGGTAGTGGAACAGCTAATCAAGGTTTTGATGGTGGTAGTTCACAAACAGCAGGTGTTCAATTAGGTGGAGGAGGAGGTGGTTCTGGTGCAGTTGGTTTTAATGCTGGAAGTTCAGGAACTGGAGGAACTGATGGTGATGGTGGTGCAGGTTTAGCTTCTTCAATAACTGGTTCTTCAATTACAAGATCAGGTGGAGGAGGAGGTGGAAATTATGGTGGAAGAAATGTTACAGTAGGTGGAACGGGAGGAGGTGGGGCTGGAGGTTCTGGTTCTACACCTTATCAAAATGGAGTTGCAGGAACAGCTAATACTGGTTCAGGTGGAGGAGGTGCTAGTGGAGACCCTTCAACTGGTCAAGGTGGAGCAGGTGGCTCAGGAGTTGTGATACTTCGTATGCCGACAGCAAGTTATTCAGGAACTACAACAGGTTCTCCAACAGTTACAACATCTGGTGCAGATACAATATTAGTATTTAATTCATCAGGAAGTATAACAGGATAATATATGGCACACTTTGCAAAATTAGGAACAGGAAACATAGTAGAACAAGTAATTGTAGTATCTAATGATATTGCAACTACTGAACAAGCTGGAGTAGATTTTATTAATAAACTTTTTAATACAAGAGATGTTTGGAAACAAACTTCATACAATAATAACATTAGAAAAAATTACGCAGGAATAGGATTCCATTATGACCAAACTAGAGATGCTTTTATTGCACCTAGACCATTTAACTCTTGGATATTAAACGAAGATACTTGTAGATGGGAAGCACCAGTTGCTATTCCAGTAGATGAAAATATGTATTCTTGGAATGAAACAACTTTATCTTGGGATTTAATAGAAATATAGTATATTAAAAGACGAAAGGAAGGAAATTGAAGGAAGTAAACAATAATTATATTTTAAATAATTTTTCTTATATAAAAGAAAATCATAATCATTTTATTGAATACGCTAATTTAGCACACGAAAGATTTAATTTTGCATACGGAACTAGAACTGATTTTAAACAACAATCATCTACTTGGTTTTATAGATATTATAACATTACTTGTTTAACTGTTGGTTCTGAACTTTATTATAAATTATTTTATGATTTACAAACTTTAATTAGAAAAATCTGCAAACATAAAAAACCTTTGTGGTATCAAAGCTGGTTAAATTTTCACAAACCTAATGAAGTCTTAAATTGGCACAATCATAAAGATTGTGTTTTTCATGGCTATATATCAATAGACCCCAAACAAACTGAAACTCAATTTGAAAGTTTTAAAATAAAAAATGAAATAGGAAATGTTTATATTGGAAAACCTGAAATGCTACACAAGGTAAATGTTTTAGAACCATTTGATGGCAATAGAATTACAATAGCATTTGATGTTATTGATGAAAATAGTATAAATGATATGTATAAAAATTTTGGAAAGATAGATGTTAATACAGGTTTTATTCCAATAATGTTATAATTTATAATAAAAATTTTAAATGATTGAATCAAATATTAATGGAATATTCCCAACACCTATTTATATTTCTAAATTAAATAGAGAACTTACAAATAAAGAATTATCATTTATTGATAAGAGTAAATTAGATTCTTATAAAAATGTAGGAAATACAACCTCTAATTATAACTATATACTTAACAATAAATCATTTAAAGATTTAAAAGAAAATTTAGATTTAATAGTACAAGATTATTTTGATAAAGTTATTTCACCAGCTAACAACATAACTCCTTACATTACTCAATCTTGGTTAAACTATACTGAAACAAATCAATATCACCATAAACATTCACACCCTAACTCATTAGTATCAGGAGTATTTTATATTAACTGTAATGAAGAATTTGATAAGATTAAATTTTTTAAAAATGATTACCAAACTATTAAACCAGAAATAAAAGAATATAATTTTTGGAACTCAGAATCTTGGTGGTTTCCTGTAAAAACTGGAGATATAATATTATTCCCTTCTTCATTAACTCACATGGTAGAAACTAAGCAGGGAGATAACACTAGAATTAGTTTAGCTTTTAATGTATTTATAAAAGGAACACTTGGTAACAATAAAGATTTAACAGAATTAATATTATGATAACATTTATACTTGGAACTATCTTGGGAGTTTATTTAGGTTGGAAATACGAGTTAGCAATTAACGACTTCATACAATCAATTAAAATACATTTAAACATCAAGTAGTCTTGATTTTTGTTGCAACGCAACATATATATCCTAAAACTAAATAGGAGAATAAAATGTTTACATTTAAACTACCGACTTACGAAGAACTAAAACAAAACTACGAAACATATTTAAAAGATGTTCAAAAGTTTTACAAAGACTTCTATTCGGACATACAAAAGACTTTTAATAAATAGACTTTATCTAAACTTAATTGTCTGATAAACAGACTGCACAATATTTAATGTGCATTTATAGATTAGCTGATGGCAGTTGTTGTCTTTTGAAGTCTTGCAAATGTACTAATAAAGACAATGACAAGAACTACCAACGAAGAACTAATAATATTAAAGGGGCATATCACAGGACTTAAAAACTCAGTTAAAGTTTTATCTTCTTCAGTATCAAAGCTGGAAAGACAAATGACTAATTTGTATTGGGCGATTCTTTGTGGGCTTGGTTCTTTGTCGTTAGTTCTAATCACAATATTTTTAGCTAAGTAAGTATTGCCAAAAAAGGCAAATACAACTAACAGAATAGGTATATGAAAAGATATAAAAGAGTTCTTCTAATTTCTGATTTGCATATACCCTTCCACCACCCAGATAGTTTTGCTTTTTTAAAAGCATTAAAGAAGGAATATAAACCTGATTTTGTTTTAAATGGTGGTGATGAAACCGACTGTTCTGCGTTGTCATTCCATGACAGCAACCCAGATATGGATTCTGCTGGTAAAGAACTTATTGAAGCTAAAAAACATATACACGAATTAGAAAAGATATTTCCTAAAATGATATTGTTACATTCAAATCATTCTAGTTTAATTTATAGACGTGCATTAAAACATGGTATGCCTAAAGCTTACTTAAAATCTTATAATGATTTTCTTGAAGTTGGCAAAGGTTGGGAGTGGGTAGATGATTATAATATTCCTTTATCAGATGGAACAGAAGTATTTTGTACTCATGGAATGACTGCTGATGGTTTAAAATTAGCTATGCAATTTGGCAAACATACTTGTCAATTTCATTTCCATAGTAAATTTACAATAGCTTATTTTAGTAACCCTGATAAATTGATCTGGTCGCTTCAATGTGGTTGTTTGATAAAGCAGTCCCACATGGCATTTGAATACGCAAAGAATTTTAAATCAAGATTTATAGTTGGTACTGCCATGATACTAGATGGACAACCAAAATTATTTCCAATGGTACTTAACAAAGAAGGCAAATGGATAGGCAAGTTAGTTTAAAAGAATTACTGTTTTCAGAAACAGCTACAAGACTTGGAATAGATAATACTCCAACAGATGAAATTTTAATTAATCTACAAACATTAATCCAAGAAGTTATTAATCCTATTGTAAATCATTTTGGAGATATAAAAATTACGAGTGGTTATAGATCACCAGAACTTTGTTTGAAGATAGGTTCATCAATTAAGAGTCAGCATTGTCTTGGTATGGCAGTTGATTGCGAAGTCTTAGGAGTGCCTAATAAAGAACTTGCAGATTGGGTAGTTAATAATTTAGAATACGATCAAGTCATATTAGAGTTCTGGGAAAAAGATAAAATTAACTCAGGGTGGGTTCATATCAGTTATTGCAATAGTAACCGGAAGATGTATTTAAGAGCATACAAAGCTAATGGAAGAACAGTTTATGAAGTCATTTAAAAAGCAAGTTGGTGGAAGCCATTACAAGAATTACAAAATCCAACCAGTAGAATTTATCATCAAAAATAATATTGGATTTGTAGAAGGAAATATCATAAAGTATATTTTAAGATTTAAAGAGAAGGGTGGTGTTCAAGACTTGGAAAAAGCTAAACACTACATAGAACTACTGATAGATTCATCTAAAGGTAAGTAATATCATTTAAACTGCTTTTAAGGCATTGTGGCTTTAAAACGAGTATAATCCCATAAGAACTCTAATTGTTAAAAAATAGGGGTAATTTGAGGGTTTAAACACTATAAAAAGGAACATTTAGAGAACATGATACAAGAAATAGATAATTCAACATATTCAAGCCAATTAATCAGCTTAACTAACACATCAGTAGCAACAACAAATGCAGTAACAACATCTAATGGCATTGTTAGAATTGCAGTAACTAATGCTTGTTACATGAAAATAGCAACAACACCAACTGCTACAACTGCTGATACATTACTTCCTGCTGGTTCAACTTCTTTTTTTAAAATGGCAAGTGGAGATAAAGTTGCTCTTTTAGGATTAGTTGCGACTACTGGGACTGCTACTGTAACAGCTATGGAATCTGTAACTTATTAATTATGGCAATAGCACCATCAGCAACAACAATAGATACAGATTTTACACCAGAGACACATGATATTGGTGCTTCATCAGCACAATCATCAGCTATTACAACTGGCTCAGGATTAATTAGAATATCAACAACATCACATTGTCATATTAAATTCGGTGCTAACCCAACTGCTACTGAAGAAGATTTAATGCTACCAGCAAATCATGTAGAAATATTTTCTTTTGTGTCTGGTCAAAAGGTAGCTTTTATTCATCATGGTGGGGGTGCTGGTGAGATTAACATTTGTGCAGTAGATTAATATGTGGTGGAATCTAATACCAACTATTTTTAAAACTGGTGCTGAGATTTATAAAAACCACAAACAATCAGAACTATTAGAATCAGAAGCAGAAAAAAGACACTATGAACGAATGGCTAGTGGTGAAATTGAATATCAAAGAGATGTTTACGACCAACAAGACAAATCATGGAAAGATGAATTTGTTTTAATAGTTGTTTGTATTCCAATTCTTGTTTTATCTTATGCAGTCATTAGTGATGACATTAATATTAAAGCTAAACTAGATTTGTTCTTTGATTACTTTGGTAAGTTTCCTTCTTGGTATCAATGGTTAATCGTTGGTATTTTTGGTGCGATCTACGGATTAAAACCAAGCATTGACGCATTTACTAAAAAATGAATTTCTATCTAGTTACCTATGCAATAAACTTTGTAAAGGTAAACCCTGATAATGTTAAAGAAGATATTGCTCATGTTAGATTTTTTGATAATGATAATTTTACAAACTCTTGTTCATTTCTAGCTTCATTAAAACAAGTTAAAAAATTAAGAGTTACTAGTGTTGAGTGGGAATTAAAAGAATGTAGCTGGTTTGATTATTATGACGATATTTCAAATACGATTCATTAGATCGGCAATAAATAATATTCAATACCATCATTCCAAGTTTGAATCTTTGACTGTGGCAACAACCTTAATATTTGATCTACTGATTTGAATTTCAAGCCATCTTTGAAGGCGAAACAAATTGTATATTGAGTGTATCTACTATCGCAGAACATTTGTGCGAATGTAATATATTTCTTTAAATCTTTTAGTTTAAGTTTGTTGGAAGCTTTGACTTCCACGAAGAACTGGCTTTTACGTTGTTCGGTTTCTTTGGAGTAAACAAAGTAATCAGGTAAAGCACTAAGAATCCCAAGTTTATGAAAATAAGGGATAGGGGAATTACCAAAATCAGCATCATCATTAAAAAGCAACTTTTTATAATGAAAAGATTTAGTTTTGCAATATTCTTCAAATCTTTGTTCGGCATAGTCAATATAGTTTTCAACTCGGTCTTTATATCCCAATTCATTTAATGTTCCTTTTGGTTGGATTATTTTCATCTACTCAAATCTCTTTGAGTTACAAGCCATGATCTATAAAGATCAACCCAGCTTTGTAAGTTAGCATATTTACCTTTTAAAATAGAATAGTTTTTTTCTGCAACTAATAAACCTTCTATTATTGTTGCGTAATCTTTATCAGAATAAGCCCACTTTTCTGCTTCAGCTACCGAACAATTCTTTTCTAATTTCTTAGTTAAAGTTATTTGACTGAATGTTATTTTCTTAAATTCTTCGCAACGTCTAAAAGTATATAATGCTTCTGACATTTGTTCTGATATAGAATCTAGTTCTTGTTTTATTTGGTCAGGGTTTTTTAGAGCGAGATCGTGCATACCTTCCTTTACAGTTTATAGTTGTGTACTAACCTAAGCTAGTAATTCTTCAAATTTCAAAACTACTTTTGTTTCTAAAGCATCTTTAAGTCTTTTTGCCTTTTCTAACTTATGCTTTAGTTCAAAGTATTTCATAGAGACTCTATAATGTCTGTCTCTTAGGTTCTGAACTTGAGTTTTCATTTTCTCCATCAGCTATTTTAATATTATTTCTGATGAACTTAGTATTGATTATGTTCACGGAAATAATCTTACCTTCCTTGTTTTCTGTTAGAGCATCTTCTGTGTTTTCAAAGAGTTCCTTAACTACAATGCTACACTCAATTAGCTTTTCTCTAACAACCTTCATTATGTTTTTTATATATAATATTTCATTAAATTGCAAGGATATGGCGAGGGGAAACATAAAGGGATTATGTGTGATCGTTAAATCAAAAACCCTCGCCATAAGAATCTTAGTTATGGAAATTCATCTGAAATAAAAACTTGTAATCTTTTATTTTCAAATCAATTTCTTCCTT